TCGGGGCAATATGCTGGTATGTCACCGGGGCCGCTCGCCGCGCATCCGCACGGATATTTGCGCGTCGTGAACAATCCGAAGTCTGATTGCAAATTCAACATGCTTGGCATCATGGGCGCTTCCTTTTCAGCCTTGCGGCGTGATGATAATGCTTAGCGAATTACTGATGGCTTTTGTTTCGTAGTCCGTGCTCTGGCTGCCGTACGCACTGACTTCTACGTTTGGCGAGTAACCTTGATGCTCTAGCGCCAAAGCGATCAATTCTCTCGCCTTTTGTCGAATCGTCTCTTCCGGTTCGATGCAGGGGCCGCTTGTCTCAAATTGCTTGGCGATTACGTCTTTGACTTGCGTGACTGGACCCTTGGTTCCAACGCTCCAACTCATGGCTTTGCCTCCGGTGCCGCTGGCAGCCCAATCAGCTTGGCAGCAGCGGTAAAGTTCGGTGAGTTTTCGACGGCGGTGGAAAGAGCGCGAAGCAGGTTGCCGCCGAGAGTGTTCGAGAATTTGAAAAAGAACTGGTAGAAACCGGATGACGTAGCCGTGGGAGCTGGCAGCGAACTGATGAAGGCGCTCACAATCCAGAAGGTCGCCACGGTCGAAATCACTTGGTGATGGCGAAGCATTTCGGCAATCGCTTGTAGTTCGATCATTTCGCCTCGCTATGCTCTCAGTTCTCCGCGTACCGCCATCACGATCAACCGCCGCCCATCTCCGCTGCCGTAGAGCCCGTTGCGCTGCATGATGCGCGCCGTGTACCAGGACACGGTGCTCTGCGTGATGCCCAGCTCCTCGGCGATCTCTTGGCGTGTTTTGCCCTTCGCCAAAAGCCTCACGACTTGGCGCTCCCTGCGCTTCACTGGACGGCTGCGGTGAGAGCTGTCGGCGCGTCGGCCGCCACCGTGATGGGCGTAGCCGTGGTGATCGCCGCGAGCGTGCTGGCCGTGCCCGTCGCGTTCACGTAATCGAGCACCAGCCCGAATGTCACGCTGCCGATCGGCAGAGCCGCCGTGTTGAACGTCGTTGTGCAGGCTAGGGGCTCGGTCGTGCCAGTGCAGACGGCCATCGTGTCCGTGTGCAGCGAAGTGAACGTGGTTCCGTTGACCGTGCCCTCGGAATATCCGCTAAGGCATGAACTTGTGACCGTCGAGGAACAGACGGGCGAATCGGCCTCGCTCTGCGACCATGAAAGTGTGACCGAATGATCAGCGTTCGGCGGCGGCGCGGGCGGATTGATCGCAGTAGTCTTGGTGCAGCCACCCAGCAACACAATGAGGGGCAGAAGCAGCAAAAGTCTTTTCATCTTGTCCTCCGATGCGCGGGAGTATATCACGGGGTTACGCAGTTGATCTGCACGAGTTCGGTGTCGCTCACGGTTGGCGTCAGGCTGAAAGTGAAAACCACTCCGGTTGCAGTCAGCGAAGAGATGGTAAATGTGCCAAGAGTGTTTGTGCCGGAAGGATCGACTGCTGCGCAGGAGAATGGGGCCACCAGCAGGGGCGTCGGGAAAGTGTAGGTGATCGTCGGCGAAGCGCCCTGCCCGGTCCCGCTATTCGTGATCGTGCCCTGAATTGGGAAATCGCCACCGGATAGCGAAGTCCATGCTGCCGTCGAGCCCCATCCAGAGCTGAGCACGAGCTTCGCTGCCGTAACGGGCGTGGCGTTGGCCGAATTCGCTTCTCCCATAATTTGCCCGGTGACCGTGAAGCTGCTTCCGAGAGTATTTCCACCTTGATCGAAAAGCAGGCTGCTAGCCGAACCGTCTATGTAGTCCTTCCCGGTACCGTGTGTTGCGAGAATCGAGTTATTCAAATAATTGGTGCAGGTCGCCGAGCAGTCGATGGAGTTCACGTTTCCCGAACCAGCGAGAACGACAACGAATTCATGCGCCCGGAATTGACAGCCTGCGGCGTCGCAGTAGTAGGCCGTCGCCCCGGAGTTCTGGGCCACGACCGAAGATTGCCCCACTCCGCCGTCCCACCATACCGTGCCGCCGTGGTTCCAAATCCCCACGGCATCGCTGAACTGCGAGGTAAAAGCGTGCGAGGAGGTAAAATGAACCGTTCCGGCGTTTATGTAGAAATTCCCTCCTGCCGCATTCTCGCCGATCACATGATCGAAGTCCGCCAAGGCGGTCGGATCGATTCCGTAGTTGTATTGCCCGCATCCAGATGCGTCCACCTGCCGCAATTGCGCCCAATGGGAAGCATAGATTCCGTAGGACTGATCGCCAGGATCGCTTTGGATGTTCGTGCAGGTGACATCTTCCAGCGTGCCAACGTCTACCGTAAGGTAAGCTTTCTCGTCAGGCATGCCCGTCGAAGTTTGCAAGCCGCCGCCGTTGAAGCTGAGGTGTGCGAAAGTGCCGGATATTGGAACGAACCAACACGATTGTTGCGTCACGCCCGAAGGTGGGTGCTGGGCGCAAGAGCCTGTCTCGGGAAAGTCTGGTGGCGTATAAATGTTGGTAGGGCCTACCGAGTTTCCCGCGCCACTCCAACTGAATCCCGCCGCGTAGAACATGTTCGTCTGCGCCGCGCCGTACGGAAACAGAGATGGCAGCGCGAGGCATGCGGGAGGATTAGTGAAAAAGTGCGGCGTTGTGAAAATGGCATTTCCGCTGTCCTGCTGAATGTGGGCGCAGTACGAAAGGCCCTGCGCATAGGTGTCGGCGGCGGCCGCCCCCGTATCCGAGGGCACGCCCCAGATCAGGCATCCGGTGGTCGTCGCGGCGTGGGCTGGATCACCGCTCAATGTAATTTGCGTCGAACTCGAATACGTGGCCGTGAGATGCGTGGCCGTCATTTGCAAGACGGTCGAAACGGCCAGATAAGGATTGCAGGTGCTAGCCCCCCAAACGATCGTAGATGCCGTTACGTTTGCGGCAGTGAACGGCGCATCCGAGCAGGCCACTGTCGTGCTCGATGCGGTCCATGTGCAGGAATTGTCGATATAAGACGGGTTGAGAGGGAAGCAGTTTGCCTGCGTTCCGCAGTTCGTCGAGAGGTGCACCATGTTCTGATTCGGTGCGAAAGCGGGCGCGCGCACCTGAAAGATGCTGATCGAAGTTACGGCCGCCGTCAGGCCGAGAATAACGAGCACGGTCAAAGCGAAGATCGAAAGCCAGCGTCTTGTTGTCATCAGTAGGTGTACCAGGCAAAGAAAGTGTCGCCCGCTTCGGGCGCATTCACGAGAGTAAGTCCCGCGCCAGAGAGCGTGTAGTCCGCTCCTGCGGGAGCCAAGATTAAGCCGTTTTGACAGAGCATGAAAAACTTCCCGTTGGGCGTGTGTCCCAGCGTCGCGCTGCTCCCGCTGAAACTGACTGTTTCTTGGTTGGAGAATCTGGCGGCCGCTGTCACGGCGCTGTCCGCGTAAGCCGTTGTGGCGACCTGGGTGTTATCGGTCAGAGCGGTAGCCGTCGGCGCAGTGGGAGTTCCCGTCAGGGCAGGCGAAGCGAGAGGGGCCTTGGTGTCCGCGTAGGTCTTTACCGCTTTCTCGCTCGGAAGCAGCACATCCGAATCGGAGGCTAGAGTTCCGTCTGTCGTAAGAGACAGCCCGTTATCCGCCAGCAGCTCGCCCGTCGTTCCGCTGAATTGCGCAAAATCGGCAGAAACCGACGAATCCGGCCCGACGACGTTTCCGCCTCCTCCGCCACCGAGCGGTTCCCCGTTCTGGTAATAGTCACCAGTGACGTTGAGATCGCCTTCGATGGTTTGCGTGCTGACGTTGGCCGTGACCGGAACGGTCGTCATCTTGGCTGTGCGGTCACTCATGCTATCAAAGAGAGCTTTTCAGTCCCTTCGGCATCAAGGCAGGTACTCCGCATAGACGCCGATCTGGTACTCCATGCCAGTCGCACCCGATGAAGTGTAATCGAATGAAAAAGTGATGTTCGTGCCCTGCTCGGCGTTCACCACTACGGCGCCGCTCAATTGGGTTGCCGTGGTGTTCCCGGTGCCGTCCGCATTGGGCACGGCCAACGGCGTGAGCGAGACGGCATCTGTTACGTCCGTGTAGGTTATCTGAAAGCCGCTCGTTCCACCGAGAGTGGATGAGCTTGTCGCGGCTCGCGTAACCTTCGCGCGCCAACTGATGCGGTAAAACCCTCCGAGCCCCAAGGGCACCCGGTAGAGTTGCTGTCCGCTTATGGCGGAGCCCTGGGTCGCATTCGAATTGTAGACTGCGGAAATTGTAGGAATCGAGGGCGTCGCCCCTGCGGCAGATCCACACTTGAAATCCGAGAACTGAATATCCGTCACGGCGCTCGCGGGCGCGGCGCCTAAGAGAATGGAGCCCGATCCGCTGAACACGAAATCGAACGTGCCATCCGTCTCCGCTGCATAGAGCACTCCGTTGTAAAACAAGTAGTGCGTATTGCCGAGGCAGGCGACCGCAAAGACATCTCCCGGATTCAGGGTGGCTGCAATGGTGGCGGAAACAAAGTTGTTGACGATTCCGTTGACGATCCTTCCGATCAGCATCGTCCAGTTGCCAAACTGGTAGTTAACGGACGCCACATAACCGTAGCCGCTTTCCCGCGAACTGTCGTAACGATAGGCCATGAATGGCACCGATGAAGTGTTCGCCGGTGCGGCTGCAAGCGTGAACTGCGCAAAACAATTGCTCGGTCCAACGCCGACCCACGCCTGTATGTTGTCCGCTCCCGTTATGGTCCCTTGGCATTTATTGCTCGCCACTTCTAACGGACCGACACTTAGACCAAAAAAAGTGGAGATTTCAGACCATTTTGCGGGATCGAGCGGATTCTGATCCGCATCGGTTGAGAAAGGATCGTGGAATAGCGTCGTAAAGCTCGGCACTACGACAGCGCCATTCGTGAAGCTGATGTCGCCGAAGCCGTCATCGGCGATCAGTACTCCAGGCCCCGCAACGAGGTTCAGCAAATCCTGATCGCCGGTGTCCGTGCCGTCTACCTGCAACCTCAGCGTATTCCCGACCGGCGGACTTGGAGTCGAGCCGCCTCCGCCAGAATTCACTACCACGAACGACGGTGCAGCCGCGGCCGGAGTTGCCACACTCGGCGCGGGCGTGCTCTGAATACCGTTGATCTTTGAATTGAGCGCCGAGAACGCCGTTTGAATATCATCGATCGCTTCGGCGAGTTTCTCCGGATCGAGCTTGCCGTTCGGCCCAAGGCTCTGCAGGTACGCGAGATTGCGGATGTTGATGGCCGCGTTGCCGGAAGGAAGGCTCATACCGCGAAGACGCTGCCGCGCACGGGCGTGAACTTATCGACCGCGCCTTGGATGATGAAGTTGGTGATCTGGAACGATGCGCCCTGTCCCGGAGAATTCGGCAGAGCCTGAATCTTCCATGCGACGCGGTTGCCTTTCACATTGATCGGCATCTGGAAATCGTAGCCGGGATCCGTGAGAGAAATCGCGAACGATGGGACCGCGGGCAGCGGATTTGAAAGCGCGTCCGCATAGGGCGTGAGTTGCAGTTTTCCCAAGCCTACGGCGTGGATGCTCAGGTAGTTATAGACCTTGTTGAATTGCGTGAGAATGGGCTGCATTTCCACGTCGTGCGCGAACCAGAAGTAGGTTACGTAATAGGCGGGGATCAGACCATAATCGTCGTCCAGTCCCGTTTCAAGGCTCTGCTGGAAATTAAGCGTATACAGGTTCCCGTAATCCGCTCCCGCCAGGTGCATGTAGTAGGCGAGTCCTTGGCCCAAATCCACTTGGCACATATCGGCGGCGTTCACCGGAGCATTCCAGATGCTCCACTTCCGCGACATGTCGGTGGCGAGGATTTTGCCCGTATATTGCGACACGTGGATCGGGTCGGGAATGTCGTAGAGATCGGAAACCAGGCGGAAGCTGAGATAGAAAACCTGATTCACGGTTGCCGATCCGTTCGTGGGCACGCCCCAATAGGTGCATTTCTGCACGGGATCGTTCTTGACCCACATGAGCGTCTGCGCGTTCCAGTTGATGGCTTCCCACTTGGAATTGATCTCTTGCGATAGCTTATTCACGGTCGGATTGCCGTTGAAGATGCGCGCGCCGTACCGCCCGGCCCACCACGCCGTCTCTTCCGAATAGTCGACGGCGTTAGGTCCCGAGGCCCCACAGTTTGAGGCGTAGGGCGTGAACGTCCATCCAAAAGGCTCCGTGGTGCCGTTGTCGCGCGTCTGCCAGAGCGATTTGTTCGTCAACGGATAGAAATAGGCGCGCTGCGGAAAGGCGGCGGTAAAGCTGTCGGTGGTCTGCAACGTCACGAGCCCGGTTGCGCCGGAATAGCCGAAAGGATTCCCGGAGTAGCTGAAGAGCAGCGAGTTTTGCAACACGGGCGCCGCGAGGTTCACGAATTCCTGTTCGTCAAACACCGCCGTCATGGTTCCGGAGAAAACAGCCGTCCATGTCAAATCTGAAGGCAGCGAAGCCGGAGTCGCGGCCGAAAAAGCACCTTCAACCCAAGACGGTGATTCCGAAAGCTGCGTGGCATCGAGTGCGATGGTGGCGACCGAGCTAAAACCTGTAGTCGCTGACGCCAGCGTAATTCTCAGCGTTCCCGTACCCGTGGATCCTCCCGCCGGCAGTGACACGAGGCAGCGGAAGAGATAGGAAGTGCTTGCCGCGAAGATCGGAGCACCGTCCCACGTTTGATAGCACGCCTGGCTCCACGATGTTGAGTCCTCACCGCTCACCTGAAAACCGAATCCTGTTTCATCGATCGTCTCAACGAGTGTTGCGATACCGGCGTTGGCAATCGTATAAGCGCCGGGCAGCGCGCCCACCGGACTGAGAACTGAAAGAGTCACGGTGCCAGTCGAGCCGATGAACGGTGATGTCAAGGTGATGGATGTCGCGGTCGCCGATTGGATCGTATAAAGCGTTCCTGCCACCACGATTTGCGATCCGGCCCATGCGGAAAAAAACCCCAATCCCGTGATACGCGCGCTGCCATTCGTGGCGTTGCCGGTAGTGGCAAAAGGCGCGTAGCCGCCATCGAATGAAAGATTGACCAAACCATCGATGAGATTCAGCGCGCCCCACCAGACGAGACGATCCGAAAATGCCTCCACTCCAAGGCATGGCGGCAATTCGATTTGGCTGAAAAGATCGTTGCCCTCATCCGTGTTCTCATCCGCGGCTACGCCTGCCACGAGCGACACGTCCGAGAAATCGATCACGGCGCTTGTGGTCACGTTGTCGTTGAGAATCGTTCCTGCCTGCAGCAGCGGTGGGCCTCCGCTCGCGGCCGGCGCGAAGCTTGGGGCCAAGTAGAAGAAATCTTCTCCATCTGCGGCGGTGAAAAGCAGTACGCGGCTCGATGTGCCCGACGGTCCAAGAAGTATTCCCGAGACGGAAAGGAAATAGATGCCGCCGTAGGTCGTAATCTGTAGCGGAGGAGATGGCGCGGTTTGCGCGGCATCCGCCGTCTCGAATACGGTCGCGATATAGCGCACGCCGCCCTGCAGCTGTGAGATCGGCTGGCCGTAGAATGATCCTGAAGCCACCACGGCGTTGGGGCCGAGCTGGAACCACTGCACGAACCAGTTGCCACCGTTTTCGTAGACGTTCGTGACCTGCCACGCATTCGCGTAGGTTCCACCGAAGCCGGACCATACCTGATAGACCGTTCCGCCGCTGGTCTGAATCGTGTTCTGCAGCGTCGAGACGGACGCCTGATAGGTGAAGATCGTGTTGCCGCTCGAATTCTGCGCGACCGACAGCACTTCGATGAATCCCGGCGAAAAGATGGTGGAATCCGTCGCGGTTCCCGTTCCGATGCTTGCCACGTTCGCAACCGCCGCATAAGCCGTGATCGCACTGCCCGTCGCCGAGACGACGCTAACCACGAGGCCATTCAGCACCGCTCCCGCGCCAGAGAATCCGGAAAGTGTGATGGATTCGCCCGCCACAAACGTATTCGTCGCGGTCATCGAAAGCACGCCCGTCGCCACGCTACCCCCGCTGATGGTTGCGGAAAGCGGAGTCGGTTCCACGTAGAGCTGCGCGCCAGGAAGCAGGTTCGTCAAGTAGGTATCGAGCGTGACGGTGATGATGCCCGTAGAATTCAGGCTGAAATTCGTGGCGGTCCAGTCCGCCCCTTGGATTTGCGTGCCGTCCGCATTCTCTACTTGGAGCCAATATCCGGGCTGAACGAAACTCGGCAGGGTTGCTCCGCAGCATGCGGTCACGATGTTGCCGTTGCGCGACAGATACACTCCCGCGGCCACCGCCGATCCCGACTGCCCCGTTAGCGGATTCGTGGGCACGAGGCTCGCGAGCAGGTTGACGGCCAGGGTGAACGTATCGCCCGTTTGGGCGATCACCGTCCCCGTCAAATTGAGCGCATTATTCGACATGCCCGTCACGGCCACGCTGCTGCCCACCACAAGGCTGGCCGCGCTGCTCGAGCAGGTGAAAACCACCTGCGTGTAGTAAATAATCGTTTCCTGCTGATAGCTGATCGTCGGATCGATGAAGGGATTGTTGATAACAGGAATTTCAATCGTGGTGTATTTGACGCCCGTGGCCTGCGCTTGGGTGATCGTCAAACTGCCCGAGCCCCCGAATTCCACAAGATCGAAAGGTGAGCTCTGCACGTTCTGAAATGATGGGCTCGTGCTGGGCGCGGCGGGAGTCACCTTATTGAGCGCCGTGCCATTCCAGTAGCGCGGAATGTCCGCTCCGCAAAAGGGATTCGCGGACCACTCCGATGTCACTTCGTTGTTGAAGAACGCATAGAACTGTTTGCCGAAGCTGGAACACGCCTTGAACGTCGAGCCCGGCAATACCTGCCCCATCGTGGTATTCGTTTCAGTCGCCGGATTGTTGCTTCTGAGTTCGCCATCGGCGGTGAGGAAGATCCTGCAGGGCACCGTGGCATTCGCCGCGAAATTTGCAACCGAAGTGACGGAGACGTTTCCGATCGACGCAGCGAGCGCTCGCACGAGCGCGGGCCGAATCTGGATGTAGCCAACGAAAAAGCACACGTCCTGATTGTCTGGCGAGGCACCCAAGGGGAGCACCTGCGGGGCCACATCGGTGATGAGCGAGCCCCAAACGCTCAGGTCGATGCTGAAGGCTTCATCGTTGCGCTGGAATGCCACGTATCCTCATTTACGCAATCGGAATCCATGCGGTTGTCGCCGTGTCGTAAACGTAGAGCAGCGTCGGCCCCGAGTGCGCACCGGATGTGTTGATATACAGGCTGCCATTCACGGCCGAACCGGAAGGCGCTCCCGCTCCCGTTGAAATCGTCGGCCCGCCCGCTCCCAGCGTCAGTTCAGGAACCTGAAGGCTGGCTGTCGTCAACTGCGCGATGAGCCCATACACTCCAAACGAACCAACCCACTGTTCGATCACATCAGACGAACCGCTCGGAGCCACTTTGTAGCTCATCACGTAGGCATCGGTGTTTGTGATGGAATTTACAGTGTCGTCTATCGTGTCGGTCCAAACGCCTTGATTAAAAATGCTTTGGAGGACGATATTGGCGACTGTTCCTCCGGCGTCTTGAACCAACTTGATGCACGCGGTTCCGGCGCTGGCGGCGTTCGTGAACGTCAAACCGCTGCCAAAAATGCTTGTGGCATTCTCGATCAAGATGCCAATGTCCCCGGAGTTGGTCGATTCGAACTGGGTACCGTAGAAGGTGATTCCGCTGAGGTTGGCACCGTTGGCGACGACGTTTTTCAGCCACACGATGGGGAGACCGCCGCTGCCAGGGTGCGTGTACGATCCGCCGATGAAATTGATGTTGTAACACGAGCCAGCATTTGACTCAGTGGTTATCAAAACAGGCTGAGCGCCTGAATTCCCCAATCCGTTGACGCTCAGATTATCGAGATTGATTGGGCCACTACAGGCATTCAGGTGCAACCCGACCCCGAAGAAATTCCAAATCAGGACATTCCTGATCGTGCTCATGTCCGTCACATATTCGAGGTCCACAAGACTGTCGGTGACTGTGGCGCTCGCGTTACTTGCAAAAGTTACGCCTTGGATGTAGCAAATGCATCCTGGCGAGCCCTCCGTAGTCAGGATTGAAGAAACGTTCGCACTGGCGGTCAACTGGAACGTAGCGTTCGTGGCGTTGGTCGAGTTAAACGCCACCAGCGAGCATTTGTTGTGCAGGATGATTGCAGGAAGACCGCCTGTGTTTGAAATGTTGAACTGGGTGTTGGCATCCACGATCAAACACACAGGTTTCGTGTGGGAACCAATCACAAGTTGAGTCGATACGGCTTGCGCGCTCGTCCCGAATCCACGTGCATCCACAGTCCCGCCCGTGCTTGGAAGAGCGGCAATCGCAGCGTTGATTTGCGCAAAAGCGTCCGCCCCGGTGAAAGCATCGGCATACACCACGTTGTTGAGCGTTTGGACGCTGGTTTCCCCGGAGAGCGTCGCCGATTCGATTGTTGGCTCGGGAATGAGTGACGTAGCTTCGATGGTTCCGGTCCCATCGGCCGAAAAGCTTGCTCCATCACCGACCACCATATCGGCTTGCGTATTTATTCCCGAAGTGAGCAGCGAAAAGGGTGTCTGTGCGCTCGAAAGCACCGATCCCAAAGAAATTCCTTGCAGGTATTGCTGTTCGGTGACTCCATTGACGACCTGATAGATACCCGCTCCATAGATTTGCAGCACGTACCAGCCGTTGGGAGCCCAAAACTCGTAATTTCCCTGATCGTCGGACTCGATCACGCTGCCTTCGATGGGATATTCGCCGTAAGGATCGGAATAGATGGCGGCAAGAGGGCTTCCGGGCTGCGCTGAGACATTCACGGCCTGCGGGCCGCTGATCGTTCCGGAAAGCACGGCGATCTGCGCGCTTGGTAGAGCGGCACCCTCGACAGTCTGGACTTTTCCGCTCCACGAGCTAAGTGTAGGGCTCGAACCTGATCCGCTCACCAGTTCCTCCCTCTGCGATTTCGAAAAGGTCTGCGTTGAAAGCTCGAATAGCTCTCTTTGATGCCCGAACGGTTGATAATCAGGTGGATGGCCTCTTCAGTGAGCGGATGCAGCACTTGGGCCATCTGAGGGCCGCCAAAAGTGCGGCACGCTTCTTCCGCGATCAGCAATCCGAGTGCGGTTTGGCAATTCAGGATCAGCACCGGGCTCGATGCGCCCGTGAGGGCCGGCGCATATGTGAGCATTTTAAATTTCAGGTCATTGGTCTGCGTCGCGCCCGGCATATAGAGCGTGTCCTGTTTGTAATCCCAGCAGCGGAAGCGCGCGGTCTGCGTGCTGGAACTCAGGCTCGATGGGAGCTGCTTCATCGGAATCCAGTGCTGGCCGCCGGTCTGGCATTCCCAAATTTCCAGCGGCTTCAAACAGGATGGCGGAAGCACCACGCGCCCGTTGATGTCCATGCCGTTGAAATACCCATGGAAATCGATGCTCACGATCACTCGCGGATTGCGCGCGGCCGTCGGCGGAATGCACCGGATGTAGCCGTACTTCGTGAACGTCTCGACGCCGCCTGAAATCAGCCGATCCTGCAAATAGAGATAGCGTTCTTGGGCCATCGTGAAGGTATAGGGCTGCGCGTCGTTCAGCGTGCTGCCAGCGAGTCCCTGGCCGCCGCCAGCATCGTTGATTTTCACGCGCGCAATGTTCAGAATGCTTTCAAGCGGCACGTACGGTGCGACCGGAACGATGGGCATCAGCCAATCTCCGTCGGGATCTGATAGAAGCGCTCCGGTTTTTCATGGATCAGCGAGGCATCCGAGATCAGCCGCTGAATGTAGTCCTCTCGCTTGGCGGCCTGCGAATCGAGCCCCGCCGCGCCGCTTGAGAACAGGTAAGTGCGGTCGCCCACGCCCGCATTTTCAAGCTGCACGTCGAGCCAATGTTCGCGTTCGCGGTCGGCAGCCTCCATTCCTTCAAGCGCCTGCACGCGAATATCGGCCTTGCTGCGGCCGCGCGCGAATTCCCGTTCCTGGTAGCGCAGGTTGAAGTTGAGCCACGATGGCGTCAGCGCTTCCTGCTTGAATCCCATCACGGCCACGTACATGCCGTGCGCGGGATAAGGGCCCAGCGGCAAAAACCCGTCCTGCTCGCGGTTCCCGTCCCATGCTTTCGGGCTGCCGAAGAAACCTGCATCCAGCCATTTCTCGAGGATGAAATCTATTGAGCCCGGGTAACGCGGGATTCTGCGGTATTCATGATTGCCAGTGTCCGAGAAGTAGCCGCCCACGATGTAGGAGGCGCGCGGGGCGAAGACGAGCCTATACAGCGGATTGCCGAAGCGGTTCCGGCCGTACTTTGAGCAGATCGTCTCTGTCCAGGACAAGCCCATCACCTATCACAGAGTGCTTGGAGTCGCGCACCGATGATGCGAGAGGATAGCCGCACTGTTTGCAGCGGACGACGAAACTCCGCGCGAACTTCGTCGATCCGCATTTCTGGCATATGCCAGTGAAGTCCCGCTCTTCCGGTGCCAGCGCCATGTACCACGTGTGGACTTTCACTAGCTTTTGCGGGTCCCACTGTTTTGCGCGATCGTTCAAATGGGCCGAAACGGAGTTGAAGCCCCACGGCTGATGCCAGCTCAATCCCGGCTGAATCCAGAAACCGTGAAAGCGCGAGTCATGGTACATCAGCATCTTTTCTTCGCGCATCACGATGCCCACCCAGCAGTCTTCCGCCCAACTGGTAATCTTAGCCGCAGCGATCCGTTCCATTGCCCCGCGGCTCAAGATATAAGAGGGTCCGCCGAACGGCGCGTCGGCGATCAGGTCAATCGGATTGCGAAACATGTGGCCGGTGCAGTCGTAGCGTTCCCAGGGTTTCTCACGCAGCAATCTGTCGTACTTTTCCGCAAAAATGTAGGTGTCCGTGAAGCAGCGGACGCTCGCGGAATAGCCCTGCTCCAAGGCCCAGGCGAGGCTTTGCTGCGTCTTCCACGGCAGGAACACATAGCCATCCGGGCATGGCAGCCACAGGATGTCTCCTGGGAATTTGCTTTTGTCCGGCGGCGATTCGAGGCGCTTCGTATGCGCGTGCGACATCGCGCCAAGCGTGGGAGGGGATTTCAGCAATTCCGGATCGAAGTTCTTTTCGAGCAGTTCGGCGGCGGGGGAATAGTCGCCGATGCAAAAGAAAACGTCATAGCCCAAAGCGCGAACGCGCGGAATCCACGTCTTGCGCAGAGCGTCGTTCGCTCCGTTCGTTTCATCCTTGAGGCAGCTGCTTATGAGGAAAACCGGATTCGTGAGCATAAAAGAAAAGGGATTCGGCCGTCGAACCGAACCCCCTCCCAGCATTGCTTAGGCCCTCTCGTGCCTAAGAGCGTTACGCGGACCATCCAGTCGGCAGCGACAGTCCGGTGAGTGATCCGCCGGCGCGTGCCTTCTGGTTTGCCAGCTGGAATCCGCAGACGTAGTAGAACGCCGTGACCGGCGCCACTCCGCCATCGGACCCGTTGAGCCAGAATGTGGTGATCCCGCCCACATCGTACAGCGAGACTGGTTTCACCTCGGCGATGAACCACATCTTGAGCGCCATCAGGTCGACGCGCTCGGTCAGCGCCTTGATGTTGACGATCAGCGGCATGCCAAGGAACGATTTCACGCGCTCCTTGTCGACGTAATCCTTGCGCTTGCCATCCTGGTCGACGAACGCGGTGGCGACGCCCGAGGTCGTGATGAGCCCCAGCAGTTCCCACGCGGTCGTCTGATCGAGGTTCATCATGGCGGTAATTTCGCCGATGTCGTCCTCGTCCACGCCGTTGGCTTTCTGCATGTAGCTCTGGATCTGAATCGCCACCTGCGGAGTGAGCGGGCCAGCCACGTCGATCGTCGGCGTATACAGCAGCCCGATGTAGGTGGATTTCGGGATGCCGAACCAGTCGCCGGAATCCGAGCCGTTGTTGATGGCCGGGACGCCGTTCAAAGCAGACGCCACGGTTGCCGAAGTGTAGCGGTCGGGCGCGTAGGTCTGGCTCTGCGTTCCGCCTGCCCCGGAAACGATCAGCACATCGCCTTCGGTCGTGCCGGAGGGGTAGTAGCTTCCGGCAACTTCCGTCAGCGCCAGTTGATCCGCCACGGAATCGACCGATTGCACGAGGATCGTTCCGCGCACCGTCTCGTAATTGGATGAAACCACCTGATAGGTCACGCCCGCTTGGAAACGGTTCGCCACATCGACATTGATGATATTGCTCTGGCTCGACGCGGGAGGCGTCACAGTCACGTAGCCGAGTTCGCCCGCTCCCGTCGAGTTGCACAGCAACCCTTCGATGTTCGAACGCAGCAGGTTGAGGTCGAGTTTGATTTCGGCCTTGAAGATATCGACCACAGAGCGCCCGTCGCCTTCAGTCGCCCATTCGGCGGCCTTGGTGACTTGCCCGCTCTGGCAATAGAACACCGGAACGGTCACGCCCACGTCATAGATCGAGCCGCCGCCGGTGCCCATAGAATCGGTCGTGCCGTCGGGAAAGAACTGGATGAACGTCGCACCAGGCTCGGCGAGGATCGGAATGCGCACGAGGCGCAGCGAGACATCGACATCGTGCTCGCCTTCGCCCTTGCCGCGCTTGGTGGGGATCTTGCTATAAAACGTGTCATCGGTGACGAACTGCTGGTACACCGTCGCCATGACTTTTTCCATCTCGGTTGCGATGGCCGATGCTGAGTTTAGCGGTGTTCCGTCCGCTGCTGCCATGTGGATTTACCTTTGTGCCGCGCTCCTCGACTATCCCTGTTGTTATTCCGGGCGGGTCCCGGTGCGTTCGAGCCTGCCGATGGCAGGTGCGCTGGCCTCAAAATCAAAGAGTCCCCGGGCCCAGGGATGGCTTCGCGGGTCCGCCGAAAAGAGACTTCGCGGCCGCCTTCGTGACTTCCGTTTTCCGCTTCTCCCCCTCAACCGCGATGTCCTTTTTGGCCTCGGCACCTTCCTTGGCGTCAGCCACCGCGCCCACTTGCGCGGCCTGTGCCTGCGTGCTCGTGGCCGCTCCAGCCACCGCTTTCTTCTGCGAGTCCTGCTGGTGCAGGATCAGGTGCAACTTCACGTTCAGATAGCCTTTCGGGTTTTCTTCTTTCGCCGATTGCCCTTCGATGGAATTCATCCATTCGATGCCTGCCTGAAACTCCACGGGCGAGTCGTCCGAAAACGGATCGATCGGCACGGACGGCGTGAAAAGCTTCGTTAGAGCATCCGGCGGGAAATTCGGGTCCATCGGGTCCTGCGGCGGCTTGCCCAGCATGGGAGCCATCTGGTTCATTTGCTGGAAGGAAGCGTAGTTCGCCGTCGGCACGGGCACCGATTCAAGCAACTGCTGAATCTCGCGGTTCTGCTTTTCAATCGAAGCTGCTCCGGGAATCACCAGTCCGGGGATGCCGAGATACTTCTCATAGAGCGGCGCGTTGCCCTTTTCGGACATGATGGCGGCGGCGTTCTGATCGCCTTGCACCGCCTGCGAAGCGAGCCACTGGAAATTCCTTTGCTGTTCGCCATACGTCTCGGGGAAGTCTTGATCGGATGCGGGCACGCAAGTCAGATTCGCGTCGCGCAAATCCTCAAGGTCCACTTCGTAGGCGTGGCCCTGCACGGTGAATTTGGCGGTGGGCCCGGCCGCCTGCTTGTAGTACGCCTCGATGCGGATCAACTGTTCGCAGCTTCGGCAGTAGGCGCGCCGGAATGCCCGCCAGGCGACTCCCTGCTGGCCCAGCGAAGCGTCGCGCAGCGCGAGCGTCCCACCCAACGTTTCGGTGGCCGGCTCCTGCTCGCCGATGGCTGCGGGGAAAAGGCCGCTCATGCTCTGCGGCAAAGGCCCTGCCAATTGTCCGTAAAACTCCACGGCGTCGGGAGGCAGTTGGCCCGGAGTCGGCTGCCACGCGCAGTCGGATACTTTCATACCCTCTGGCGGATTCTTCACTGGCCAATTCTGCCCGGGCACGCTCGCCTGCTTCGCCATCGCGGCGAAGTCGAATACTTCCTTGAGCCCGTAGATCGGCGGAATGGCTTTCAGGTAGGTTTCCATCCGCATATCGGTCATGTCGATAAGGGCGTCCTGAATCGGGATCATGATCTGGCCGCAGGCAGGCGTCATCTGCCCATCGCCCTGAATCGGGTGAACGATGGTCCAGTGATCGTCCATTGACTCATTGCGGCTCTCGGCGTAAGTTCCGCCAACGTACGTCACGCGGCAACCGTCCGGAAAGCTGTCCTGAAACCACTGCCGGCAATCGTCGTCGGTGATTTCAAAGAACTTCGATGGGCGAATCCAGGTGATCTCAAGCGTCGGCAAATCTTTGATGGTGCTGCCCTGTTGCGAAAGCAGCTTTACGCCCTGATTGACGGCGATGCGCGTCTGCCGCTCGTACTCGAATTCCCCCGGTGAAATCTCGCCTCCATTGATCAGGTCCGCGATGTGCGGATAAAGCGCCTGCGACGCGCTCTTGTTGATTTCATAGGCCAGCCGCAGGTAGGAGAAATCGGGGATCTCCAAGATGTCGATGGGCACTTGCAGGTTGAGCACACCGTAGCCGCTGATCCGCGCTCCGCCTTTCGGCACGCGCGGCTGCTTCGTCGGCGGATCGAAGTCATCCTCGGCGCCCAAGCCTTCGGGGGTCGATTCATCGACGTGCGTTTCATCCTCGTAGCCGTAGCGCGATCCGCTCACCACGTAGCGGGAATACAGGCCCACGCGGCCATCGGTCCACATCAACCGGGCTACCTGCTCGGCAAACACGTCCACGCAGTTATTCGATTCGATGGACTTGAGCATGCACGTCGCGACCGTTGCGAACGTCATGCCTCGAGGGTTTTTGTTCTCTGCCTCGAACCGCACTTTCGCGATGATCCCGACCTTCGAGATGAATGCGCGGCCAAAACTCTGGTAGATGCCGAAAGGATAGGACAGCGAAACGTCGCCCTGTTCGTCATTCTCGCCGTAGCCAGCGCCTTGGCCGGCCTGCGCCCACGTCGTGTTCTTTTCGTCGAAGTACACGTCGAACATCAGCCGCCAGTAGAAGCGCGAGATGGCCGCCTTGCGGATTTCCTCGATGCGCGTGTAGATGCCTTCGCGGGCGATGCCCTCGAGAATCTTCTTGAGCCAGCCCTGATATTCATCGGGCAGATTCTCGTTGCAATAGCCGTAATTCGGAGTGGGAACTTGGGCGGCGGTAAGCTCGCCAGGTGCGTAGCGCTCTTCGGTGTCTTGCCCTTGAATGTTCTGCTCGACTGTGGCGGAGGCCATGCGGTCTCCCTAGAGCAGCTTGAGAACTACCGTTCCGGCTGCGGCCCCGGTTTGCGCGGTGATGGTGACTCGGAAGAACGAGAAGTTCTTGAGATCATCAGTCGAGATATAGCGCGTCTCGCCGCCCGTGCTGGTGCTTGAATCAAGATCGTTCCAGGTCTTGCCATCGATCGATCCCTGCAACTCGATGGTGATGGCGCTCGCCGCGGTCGTCCAATCGGTCTGCCAGGCGAGTTGCCGCTGCGTGTAGCCGTGCATGCCGAACGCCGGCGAGACGCACAGCGTGCGGCTGATATAACCGTCGGTCACCGCTTCCGGCGCGACTGTCTTCTGGCTCGTGCCGATCGCGCTGCCCAAACCGACGAAGTAGCCGAGGTCTCCGGGGCTGAGCGTCTTCATCGCGGATGTGGATGGCGGCATGATCTCCTCAGTGCTTGCTGTTCATGAATCCCAGCGCCAATGTGGCGCGCGCTCGTTTCTTCGGATCGCTGTCGTGCTTATGCTGCTCGGCCCATTCCCGCGTGGATTCTCCGGCTCGGTGCGCGGCGCGACGGGTCGCGCCCGGATGCTTGATGTGCGAAGCCGCTTCGGTCAGTGGCTTTTTCATCGGCGGATCGTCCTTCTTTTTCTTCTTCTCCGGCAACTCGGAAAAGTTCGTCGCGTTCGACCATTCCTTGAGTCCGCTCGCGCCGCCGAACTTGCTCGGATTGGCGTAGGCGAATCGTTGCTGCGCTCTGCTCTTAAAAGGCACGCTACTCGCCCGCGGTCATGGCCCCGAGCGCCGATCCGCCCATGCCGCCCGCTGGCGCGCCGCCGCCCATTTCATCGTCCATGCCAGCCCCAGCTCCGGGCATGGGCTCTTCGCCCATCGATGCGGAAATGTGGTCGCGCACGTGCGGCACGCTGGGATGCCCTGCGGATTCGTGAACGTGCCCGTCTTCGTGGTGCGAAGTCACGTGGTGATGGCCGCTCGACTCTTCGTGCTTCACTTCGATCTTCTTGGCAGGGCCATGCTCGGCCGCGATGGCTTGGATGTCCTCGTGACTGCCCTCTTCGCCTGCGTGGTCGTGCTCGGACTTGCCGGCCATGTGGTCCTCGACCGAGGAGCCCACTTTCTTGGCGGCTTCCGTTTCATTTTTGGTGTCTCCGCGAAAGCGAGCGAGATTCCGCTGGACCGATTGGCCGCCGTAACTCTTGCTGCTTTTGCCGTCGCTGATCTGCATAGGCCCTCTCTACATCAAAGAGTCTATGGCGTTTTCTTCGCCATCTGCTTCTGGATGAATTCGGGATCTCTGCGGCTGGCAATGAATTCGTCCCTGCGCTCGTGCCACGCTTTCGGCCGAGGCGTGCGGAGCTGCGGTTCGTCTTTCTTTTCCTCGGGAGCGGTTCTGGCGTCGATAAGCGAATTGAGGCTGGTTTCGAGGCCCTTCAGCGTCTCTTCGATAAATTGCTGCGAGACTTCGATCGTACGTTGGCTTTCGCGAATCGCTGCGACATTCGCGACGAACGCCCCAAGCGATTTGAAAGGGTTTTTCACGCCTCAGCTTGCATCTTCTCGTAGAGCTTTTTATTGAGCACCTGTTTGCAGTTTGGGCACATGGCGAGGTCGGGCTTATTCTCGAATCCGCAGAAGCGGCATTCGATCTTCGCGGGGCCGGGCTTGGTGCCGCGCCGCGCCGCCCATTCGCGATCCCATTCGTGGCTGGTAGGATCGAGCGATTGCAGGAACAGCAGGCATCTCCGGTGGACTTCGATTACGTTCATCCGCATTTTCTGGTCGGGCCAGAACTCATCCGCTTGCAGTACTTTGCGCGCGCAGAACAGGCGATGCTTCTCGTTAGCGTTTTCAAGCAGCGTCTCGCGTTCTTCGGCCGAGAGTCGCTCAAGCGGCGCATCGGTTGAGAAGCAGCCCGCTTCCCTGAGATCGTAGCCTTTCTTGCGGGGATTTTCGTAGGCGCCGAGAACATCGCGTACCATGTCTTCGGCGAGCGTGATAACCGGCTCCGCGACGCCTTCGCCCTTCACCACGTACCGTACGGATGCGCCGAGCACAACCAAGGCGTGCGATACTTTTTCGCCCTCGTGGCGCTTGGGCACGAAGAAGCCGACGCCGCCCGCGCGGCGCTTCCACGCGAAGATCGGGCTCACGTTGTAGATATAGCGGCGTTCTTTGCGGATTTCGATGAGAGCTTTTTTCTGCAAAGCATCGAGCGGGCGTACGGCTGTTCCGCCGCGGCTGCGCATCCGCTGAAATCCTTTGCTGGGCGCGAAGCTGTGGCCGGTTTCGGCTTCGATCCTTGCGGCAACCGGCTCTGCTACTTTTCTCGGCACGTTACAGTTCCAATCTGTCGAGGATATCTCCAAGAACGGAGTCGAGTACTTCAAGTTGATCGTTGTGGTTGGAGAGTGATTGTGCGTGGCCTACGAGCGTCGGCTTCGATTCCTTTTGGTTTTCTCCGGACGGAGCCGAGGCAAGTACAGGCTGAAGCCGCTCGTATAGCGATGCGAGTTTGTGTTCCATCCGTTCGATGACTTTCGCGCTACGCGAAACCTGCTCTTGGACTTGTGATTGTCGCGGGGCCACGCTTGCCTGACCCTGACCCGGGATACCCTGGCCCGTGATACCAACTGCCTGATTCAACATGTTGCCTCCCTCAGAGGAAATAGAGCGGCTTCTGCCCCTTCAAATAGAATTCGCCATTCGCGATCATGGCCTGCGCTTTGTCGGGGCCGAATTCGCCCCGCATCCGCGCGTGGTCGATCGTGCGCGGGTCCACGCCGCCCGTGCCGGGATAGCGCGGCCCGGTGTACTTCTGGCGGGTTGCGGCCTCACGCGTGCCTGCTCCCTGCACTTCCTTGCGCGTCTGCGCATCCTTCGCGATCTCTTCGTTTCGGCCGGCGTAGCGGCGGGCGATGGCTCTCGCGATCTTGGGCATTTCTTTCGCGATGCGCGCCTGCAGGAATTTGTTGAAGCCTTCGTTGTCCTGCGAGGAAATCAGCGCTTTGCCGTCGGAGATGAACTTCGCGTCCGGCCCTGTCACCTTGTCCCATTCAATCAGCGCGAGAGTGGTCAGGTCCTTTTCGCGCTCGGGGCCCAGCTTCTGCCCGCGATAGAGATGGCGAATCGCCTGCTGCGCGCCGGAAGTGATGAAGCCGTTCGCGCGCTTCGTGACGCCTTGCACGTACTCGGTGGCTTTCGTGCGGCTGGCGGCGGCGTTCGTCGCCTCGGCAGGATCAAGCTGCTTGGGCGCTTTCGAGCCAATGTCGTGCATTTCGTTGACAGTTTGTCCCAGCGCGCCGAGCAGTGCTTTCAACTCTTTGTTGTCCCCGGCCTTGTTGTACGCCTCGTTCAGCACGGAAATGAACGTGCGCCCCTGCGCATCGATCGGCGCGCGCAGCAGGCCCATAAACCTGCTCGCCATGTGGTACTGGTAGACTTCGGGCGCTTTCGTATTCAGCGTGTCGAGGTAATTGCCGGACAGCCGCGCCATGCCCTCAGGAGCTTCCGTCCAGTAGGTTTCGAGGATGGCAGGATCGGCGGCCTGCAGCGATGCGAAGCGCGACGCGGACTCGCCCAGTTCGGTTTCGATCTTCTCGACGCCGCCGAGCGATTCGACCTTGGCTTTGAACTCTTGCGCAGCTTTTGGCGTCTCGTGAATCCGACGAAACGCCTTGTTCTCGTGAAACTCGCGCTCTACCTGCTTGACGAGGGCGGGATCGGCCTTCAGGGCTTCGGTGATCTTGGGATCGAGCTTATCGGGTCGCGCGGCATCGGGCGATTCCAGCTCTTCGCTGATCTCCGCGCCATCCCAGCTAAACTTAATAGGCTCATCGTGGACCTGCGTTGGCGCAGCGTCCGGGGCGCTACTGGTATCTGGTGCAGGTGCAGGTGTCGGTACAGCGTTCGCTGGCGGAGCGGGCGCAGCATCAGGCGTTATCGTTACCGGGGGCGCTGCGGTCGCGGTTGCGTCTGCCATGACATCACAGAGTCCGCCGCCGCCGAAAACTGTGAAACATAGTACCGAAGTCCTATTGTATGCTGCGGATGCGGGCGAGAGTATGGGGTATGGAGGAACCGATGAAAGTTACCTGGATTCAAGCGTTGGGCAGCGCGGCGGCCCTCGGAATACTGACCGGAGCTTTCTTCGAAGCGAGCATCGCGTGGAAGATCATTATCGCGGCAGGCTTCTTGGGATGCTGGATGCGGAAAGAGATTAAGGCTTCCGCCGAGCCAACGCGATAATATCGCGCGGCTTGAATCCCTGATCGAGCAGCCAATTGAATTGCTGGGCGCGTTCCTTGCTGCTTGAATCCCCCACCTTGAAGCGCTGACCTTCCTGGCCGACCGTGTTCACGTCGCCGCCGCCATTCACGAATGCCTGCCGCACTTCCGTATTCTTCAGATCGTGGACCTGTTTCGCCAGCGCCGTATCGCCCTGCGTGGCTTCGTACATCCTGCGACCATTCGCCGCTTCCATGCCGAATGTTCGGCCCTCGTGCGTGATCGTGGCACGGTGCGCTACGGGCTCTTTCGGCGGTCCTTCGCTGATGATATCGCGCAATGTTTTTCCTTTCTGCGGCCCTGCCGCGAGAGGCCGCACAGCTTCGGGCTCGGTGGCCGAGTTTACTATATCGCTCGTGGTCTGGCCAACCGATGGTTTGAACGGAACGTCGGCACCGACGGCTCGCGGCGTTCGCGTGCTTTCCTCGAGCTGTTTTCCGAGGATGTTGATGGGCGAGCGGCCGGCTGCAAACTTCTTCTGCAGATCCAGCTTCTGCCGCGCGTAGTTCTCCGCTTCTCCGGCGGGCATGCTCTTTGGCACGGACACTTCGGCAGGCGCATTCGGAAGCTTGGCCCACTTCGTGCCGTTCTGATCGGTGCGGAAAGTAACTTCCTCGGAGCTCGCGGGAAGCAGCGGAATTGGCCGCACAATCACGCCGTTACCAGGAAGCTGCTGCGTTCCTTGGCCGGGGAAAGGCGATACGCGCTCGGCCGGCGCGCCGACATGTTCTGGCGCAATTTCGCCAGGTACGCGCCGCACGCTGATCGGCGGATTCACGGATGCCCCAACCAAAGGTTTCTCCGCAGTTATAGGCGGTTCGGCTTCCCCTGCGAATGGAACGTTGCGGAAGTCCGGCGACGCCATGCTGCCCAATCCGTAGGCTCCGGCTCCGATCAGCGCGCCGCCTGCTCCGCCTACCAGCGCATCGCGCACGGGATGGCCGCGAAAAGCGCCCTCGACTCCGCCGTAGGCTGCTCCGGTCGAAGCGCCGCGCGCAGCCGCTTTGAATGCGGACGGAGCTTCTTCCGCGAACTTCAAGACTCTGCCAGCGTAGGGTACCCCGCGTTCGATGGCGGGCAGCACGTTCTCTTCAAGGAATGGCGCAGCTGCTTTCGTAGCAGCGCCCAGCCCTTCGCCGGCACCGAATGTGGCCATCGTCATAGCTTCGTCCACGCCCAATTCTTTTGCGCCGCTTTGCAACTCTTCAGGCGTGTGCGTCTCCATCAACCGTCTTGTGGTCAGTGGGACCGCACGTTTCCACGCTGGACCGTTCTGGAAGTCAGATGCTTGCGCAGCAGGTTTCGGGGGTCCGGCGGTGGCTGGAGCCATTGGCGGAGGAATGATCTTATCGACATCGTCCCACGTGGAAGAACCGTGCGCGGCCGGTGCCTGATCGACCTCATCCCACGTTGCTGTCGCGTCGCCTGCCATCTATTCCCCCAACTGGATTCCGTGATCGAGATAGCTCTGCACGCGATCGCCGGGAACCTCACGGACCTTTCCGGCCGAGTCTTTCATCTTCACCTCTACGCCGGCGGGCAGAAAATCAATCGGCTGTTTGCGGCGAACCGCTTCTTTTGCGGCGATCTGCCACGTCAGATTGCGCATGTTCGTAATGAGGCCGTCAAACTCTTTCCGCTGATCCGGGCTCAGCTGTTGGCCGCTCGCGAGATTGTTTGCGAATCGCTCGATCTTATCCTGCGTGCCGATGGCGTCCTTGTGCTCCTGGATCAGGTCTTTATTCATGCGCGAGCCTTTGACCTGTCCGAACGTCGTCGCGAGGTGCTGCGAAAGCAGAAGCATATCCTCAGCGCCCGTCTTCGCGTCGCCCGCCTGAATCGCTTTGTACGCGTCCTGGAACATATCGTAACTGCGCTCGATGGCGTTGGCTGGATCGACATAGCCCTTATTGAACGCGTCGGTTTCTTTTGCCGTCGCGGCGTTGCCTTGAGCCGTATTGCCCGGCAGCGCACCGGCTGGGATGATCTGGCGCGGGTTCTTACTGTCATAGAAGCCCACGACGTTGTTGTCGGGGCCGTAGAGCGGCTGATAGGTTCCAGCGCCAGCGGATATTTGCGGTCCAAGCGTGCCAGCTTTTTCGTAGGCTTTGGCCCACGCCGCATCCTCGGGCTTAATCGGCTTGCCCATCTCTCTCTCTGCCGTGATCTGCTCGTAGCGTTCGCGGTCCTGATTCGCGGTATCAGGCTTCTCTGTCTGCACGGCCGCCAGCGCTTCCTGTTCGGTGTAGGGCTTGCCGGTCGCAGGATTCGTCTGCTTCAACAGCGCGTCGTAGGTCTGTCCCTGCGGTGAACTTGGCGTCTTCTTCTCGGCATCGGCGAGCTGGCGTTGCCGATCCGTCTCCTCGGCCGCGTTCTTGCCTTCCGTATCGGAAAGCTCGCGTTCTTTGGCGTTCTGATTGAACGCGATGTTCTGGCCCTGCTGTTCCTTGGCGGCCCACTGCAGTGGTTGCTGCTGCAACCGCTCAGCGGCGTTCTCGCGCTCGGCCGCGATGGCGGGATAGTTCTTGCTCAGTCCTTCCGCGCCGGCTCCCGCGCCTGCGCCGAGCCGCTGAAAGAAGCCCTTCACGCCGCCCGATTCCTTGCCTTTCGCGTTGAGCGCGGCCCACGGATTTACCTGCTCTTCAGCTTGGGCGTGCGTGATCGGCGTAGCGGGATTGAATGGCTGTCCGTTGGTCGATGGCGCATGCGCTGGCACCAAAGGCTGCGGCTGAGTCGCTGGCACCGTGGTCGCGTGGCTCGTGGTCGCGGGCGTGAACGGCAGATTCACTTCGACAGGCGCCATCGGATGCACGAGTGGCGTAGCCGCGGGCTGTGCCGCCGGAAAGGGCAGAGCTTGCGCGTTCGGGTCGATTACGTGAGCGGGAATGAGCGGCTGCTCGTCCTGCTGTTTGTCCTGATCGTCTGCCATGCTATTTGCCGATTCCTAGTCCGGTGGCGACAGAGCCCGCAGCTTGGCCGAGCGTGCCGATGTCGCCAATGGCCGTCTGGAACGCGCCGGGATTCGCCTGCATCGCCGTGGACCATGCCTGCACGCCGCCATTCGATGCAGCGATGGAGTTAAGCGCGGTCTGAATCTCTTCCTGCGAAAGCCCTTGCAATCCGGCGATCCCCGCTTGCTGCTGCTGCTGCTTGAGCTGATTGTTCTGCAGGCCGATGTCCAAGCCCGTGTTGGCGTTCGCCGACAGCGCGCGGCGGATGTAGGAGTCTGTCGCGGGATTGGCGCTTGATTGCGTTCCGCTGCGAGCCTGCCCGAGTCTTTGCTGCTCTTCGGCCGTTCCCAGCGCGGCGGCGGTATTTTGACCAGCTTGCGTCGTCATCTGATTCAGCGCTTGCTGGCCGAAGCCTTGCGGATTGTACGCTTCCTGCTGAAAGAATGAATTGAGCGGCGCGAGCTGCTGGCTTCCAGAGGCCATGAGCGGCGACGCCCACGATCCAGCCGTCTTCGCGTTGTTGAGCGCTTGCGCCGACGCGGCAGAGCCTTTGTGGCGCGAACGATCGTGCTCGATCAGGGATGGATTGAAGTGATGGACTTCGTTCACGCTGCCAGCTCCTTCAGATAAACGAGGATTTCAAGCGCGCGGGCTCGCGTCAGTTCGAGCAGTTCTCCCACAGGTTTCGCGAATCCCATTTGGATTAGGCGTTTGGCCGTCTTGGGATAGTTGGCGTCAACCCACACGAATGCGCTCTTCACCCAGGGCATTGAGTGGGTAACGTAATCAGCCATGCGCATCGTCAAGCATTTCAGCAGTTCGACCCGGAGCTTTGGCGGCAACTTCGTGTTCGTGATGAAATAGGCTTGGATCGTCTTTTCGCATCCGATCCATGCCTCCACTTCGCCGTCGATTATCGCGACGAATCCCGTGCGCAATGTCTCATCCGGCGGCAGAACGTGCTCGTAGCCTGAGGCTGCGTGCAGAGCTTTGATGGCCGGCAGATGCGACGGCAGCGTGGGCGTGAGCTTCATCACTACTCACAGAGTGATTCGAGGCTAGTTCGGCTTCGTCGGCGGGATTTCCAGAGTTTCGCGGCGCAGAAGCTTCTCGCGGAAGTCTTCGATCTCAGCCACGCTCGCATTCTCAAACTTGTCGGCGTTCGGCGCTGGCAGCCGTGGAGCTGGCTTCCCTTCGCCGTAGTGCAGGAACATCTCGGCATGCCGCGCGCTCCCCTTCATGGCTTGCCGGAGGCAATAATCCGCCAGTTTCTGCACGCCGGTTCGGCCGTCTTTGCCCACCTCTGCGGCCAGCTGTCTGCAGGCTTCAGCAAACTTAGCCGTACGCGGTCGACCACCGCCGCGATTGCCCGGTTTGAATTGCGTGGCCTTGCCAACGTCTGGCGATGGCCCTTTGAATGCCGATTGGTTGCCGTTTTTCACTTTCTTCGTTGTCCGGCCCATATGTGCCCTTTGCGAATCACAGCGTTATTCACGAAGCCTGTTTGCGCGCGGCGCTCGGCTTCCTGCATCTTGAGCGTTGCCAGCGTTCTGGCGCTTCCTGCGACGGGCAGACCTTGCAGTCTTTCCTTCAGCCGCACATCGAACGGTTTGGCGGCTGGATCGAATGCTTTGCGCGACGCCACGGTGTATCGCGCGCTGTCGTATACGTCGTCCAGTTGCCCAGGAGTCTTCAGCACATCGCCCTGCTTCTTCGGATCGCACATCATGGCCGGAATCGCTCGCATCAGCAGCGGGCAAGTTGTGTCGTCGATGAGTATCCCGCACACTTCCTCGTCGCTTGCAAGGATATACCGTTCGTCAAGGGCCGAGTAAAGCAGGGCTGCTCCGTCGATGCGGGAATTGAACGCAGGCCGAGCTCGAACTACGCCTTGCGCCACATAGACATCCCCCATTCGGGCGCCGCGCGAGAGTATGGGATCTTCAAAGCCAGCGTCGGGTGAGAGATACACGGCGTCAATCCGCTTTTTCTCGTCTTGCGGCGTGCGATCCATGATTTCAGCGGCCAGGGCGCGTTCGCCGAGTCCGCGATCGCTCCATTCGCGGTAAATGTACGGCAGTTTGACGGTGCCAGCTGCGTCGACCCACTTCCCGCCGTCTTGCCCCGGCTCCCATCGCGCTTTGATGTTGAGCTCGAGGAATGTGGCCCAATGAGTCGAAAAGAAATGCCCTGTGTCTCCGGCGATGTCCGTGCCGATCCAGATGGGCTGCCAGCGCTGCTCGTGCATCAGCTTCAGGCCCAGGTCGTGCGGCCACTCCGCAAGTTCTTTCACCCAATTCTGGAAGTAGGAGCCTTCGCCGATGCCGAAACGTCCTTCAACCCAGGCAGCTTTGATCGAGGCCGGCGCGGAAGCGAGAATCCGGCGGTAAGCGTCACCTTGGATCGTACCCTTCGCGTACGAGGGATTGGCGTCGATCGAGGCGAAGATGCCTTCATATTCTTCGGGCTTGTAGGATTCGGGATCGTCGCCGAGGGCCGGGGCTTTGGGTACGTCGCAGCCGAAGACGTGATTCATTTCATCCGAGCTGATGCCGACGGGATTGCCTCCGCCCTTCACCTGCGGCACGATTATGCGGCTGTACTTGTCGCGCTCGATGGGCGTCCGCACGCTGCCAGCGATCTGTCGCCATTGCAGGTAAGGGAAGTCGCACCATTCGTCGATGTGCAGTTTCACCAGCTGCCGCGAAAGGTACTTCTTTACGTCTTTCTCTTCCTTGGCCGATTGCAGGTACACGCGATGCCCGTTCGGAAACAGGAAGTGAAGGCTTCCGGACTTTGCCACATAGCGGCCGCGGATTTCTCTTGGAAGTTCGAGCATGCGCGAAATGATCGTGCTTTCAAGCTCCGGCATGGTGCGGCGCATGATGAGCTGCGCTTCGCCGGGTATCGCATGCGCGGTGAAGATCGCATCCCACACGATGCTTTCGGTCGAGCCTTTGCCGCGATTGCCCCACAGGAATACGTACGGGCGCTGCGAAGTCAGGTATTGCCTTTGCGGCTCGTTCGGGAAGCCGGGGCGAGTGATCTCCGCGACAGGGTCGCCGTCGTCATCAACCCAAAACGCTTTGAAATTCTGGTGGTCAAGTACGGCGATCATGGTCCCACACATAATCGCGGCCCTTGGGCGGGATTTCACCGCAGCCGCATTGGCAGGTTTGGACGGTCTTTACTTCGACGTGCGCGAGGTATTCGAGTTCCCGCAGAGTCTTCAAATCGATGCGGTCAGGCTCATACACGTCAGTCCGCCTTGGACAGATGCAGGCGAATGTCCGCGTCTTCGAGCAGCAGCATCTCTTTGATTTCATTCGCGGCAGAATCGTAGAGCTTCACGGTTGCGCCATACGCCGCGAATTCGTCGTAAAGAACTAGTTGTCCGACTTCGAGGTCTTTGGCGCACCTAGGCCCCAACGCGCGGATATAGCCGAATTTTTCGCGCTGGCTCATTCCTGGCAGAAGGCAGAAGGCCGAGCTGCTATGCGTGGCTGAGACCGGTTCGATCAGGACGTTCTTGCCGCGCGGCGTTCCTGCGTAACTCATCTCTGCCCAGCCCTTGCGCCCATCTCGAAAGCCTTCATTGGGTCTGTGGGCGTGTTGATTACGAGACTTTCTGTCAGCAGGATTTGGCAGGCCACGCTCGCCGCATTCACGAGGCATGAGCTCACTACGCTCGAGGGATCGAGCACGCCGGATTTCCAAGGGTCGCGTATCCGTCCGGCGCGGATATCGTACACGGACCCAGGAGAGTTCATTAGCTTGCTAGCGATAATGCACATCGCGGCTTCTGTCTCTCCAGCGTTCCGACACAAAGTCCCGAAGAGCGTAGAGCAGGCATCCGAAAGCAGGGCTGCTGCTTGAGTCGAGAGTTGCTTGTAAACTTTATGGCTCTCGCGTAGAAGTGATGCTCCCCCTCCCGGCACGACGCCTTTATCCCGTGCACCACGCACCGCGTAGATCGCATCCTCTGCGCGCAACTTCAGGTCTTCCAGTTCAATTCGCGTCGGCGCGCCCAGCGAGAGGAGCACGATCTTTCCGCCGAATCTCGCCAGCCTTTCTTCGATGCGGTGAACGTCTTTCTTGCGGTCCTGATTTGCGATCAGCGCGCCCATTTGCGCCACCATGATGTCGGCGCGCGTTCGGATGGCGTCCGGATCGCCCATGCCGCCGATGATCGTTGTGGCGTGCCGCGTCACGATTACGCGCTCGGCCTGGCCCAGATCATGCAGAGTGAGTTTGTCGAGCATTTCCGTGCGCCCGGTTTCCTGCAGGATAGCTTCGCCGCCCGTCGCCACCGCGATGTCGGTGAGCAGGTCTTTCTTGTACTCGCCGATCAGTGAAGGCTTCACGACGCAGACGGGGAATTTCGCCCTTTGAGCCACTAGGTTGCGAAGCGCTTCGCCATCGCAATCGTCCGCGATGATAAGTAGCGAACGCTGCTCTTTCTCGAAAACGGGCTTGAAGATATTTACGAGCAGATTGTTCAGGATCGAGAGTTTGCGATCCAGCAGCAAAATGTACGGCCGCTCAAGGACTACACGCTGTCTCTCCGCATCGTTCACGAAAAGATGTGAGATGTAGCCTGAGGGAATCTCCATGCCTTCGCTCACGCGAATCGAGGATGCCACGTTCTGCGATTCCTCAGCGCCCACTAGACCGCGCTCGCCAGCCTTATCGAAGGCTTCCGCGATCAGCGTGCCGAGCTCGACATCGTTCGACGCCAGCAGCGCCACTTTGAGCGCGGAATCGCCATCGAGCGGCACGGCTGCGCTCGCGAGATTGTCGCGAATCGCCGCGACCGCTTCCTCGATTTCCCTCTTGAGCACGACGGGATTGGCCCCAGCATCCACGGCATCGAGGGCGCGCTGCGCGATGGCTCGGGTCAGAATGGCGACGCTCGTGGTGCTGTCGCCGGCCTCGAGGGCTTGCTGCATCGATACGCCCTGAATCAGGCGGCAGCCTACCGCGTCGAGCTCGTCCTCCAGTTCGATATTGCGCAGCACGGTAAAGCCGTCGCGCGAGGAAATAGGGTCGCGCATGGGACGAATGATGAGCGCGTTCCGGCCGGCCGGACCCAGCGTAGTGGACACACAGGCCACTACCAGATCGATGCCGCGCATGATCGCCTTGCGAGCTTCGGAACCATAGAGAATGGTTTTCATGGTTTGGCGTCGCCCTTCGTTGAGACGATGTGCGTATGCTTGGCCGCTTCGGCTTTCGCGTTGATGGCGGCGATCCCCGCCTGAAGCTGCTCGCGCACCATATTGATTTGCTGCGTGAGTACGGAAAGATAGATCAGCGCGCAGGATCCTTGGAGCTTCCGGGCTTCGGCCGCCTGTTCTGCGGTGATTAGGCCGCGCTTCGCCAGCTTGTCGATCACTTTCAAATTCTCGTCGACCATCGTGAGGTCTGGTATCTTCGTTCCGGGTGCGTCAGCCATTCTCCATCCCCTCTCGCAACTGTTCGAGCGCTTCGTCGAAAACCGATTGCGCGGTCTGCACGTGGCAGCCGAGCTTGTTGGCAATCCATTCCCAGCGGTGCGCGGCCGCTCCATTCAGTCCGAAGCGCATCTCGACGATGATTCGCGAGCGCTGCGGCAAATCGTTCAGGACTTTCAGCATCCGTTCTTCGTCTACGAAACTGTAAGTTACCGATCCGCGATTGGGAGGCGGTTCGGGATCGATTGCGAATTCATGGAAGCCGATCGGCATCCGATCGACCGCGTCGCGAATCGCGCCCTTTCTGAATCCGCGCGGCAGATAGCTTCGCAGTTCGGCGAGCACGGCGTTCTTCGCGACCGTGACCTGATATCCGATGCTCTTGCCCTGCACGCCGCACAGCGCCACGCATGCCGCTTGGATCAGATCGCGATCGGTACCAGGCGGCAGATGGTAGGTGCGCTGCATCTTACCCGCCAAGCCCGTAACCGTTTTCATCAGCTGCGGGCTCATGGGTGCGGGAAAGCCTCCCGGCGGCGGACGTTATGCGGTGTTTCTACGTTGAGCAGCTCTTGCCGCTCTTCGTCGCGCAGCCATTGCGGATCGAAATGGTCGAATCCGGTGATCTGATCCCAATCGCAGTAGTGCGTGAAAAGATGGTTCGTGATGTTGCCGTTGTCGCGCTTCACGCCGCCGCGAAAGGAAAGGTGATCGTAGCGCGAATCGTGGAAGTGGGCGAAACCGTTGCGCGCCATGATCTGGCCGATCCAGATGTCTTCTGAATTGTTGGCCTGTGCGAGAGTCTCGATCGGTTCGCGGGCTACCGCTTCCATTCCGTCGCGCCTGAGCCAGTAGCCCGCGCCTCCGCAGGGCCCTCCTTCCTCGAATCCGTGAAAGAAATAATTTCCGGTGATGGGATGAGCCAACTCCCGCCGCGCCTTGATGAGCCGCGGAATTGAAATGTAGGTATCGACGAAACATTGGAACAAGAACTCGCAGTGCATCGCGAGCGCGAGCCGCACGTTGAAAAGAGTTTTCCTGCCAAGGCTCTCCCAATCGTCGTCCGTACCGCTGCCGATTTCGTGCGAGTCGCGCGGATCAGGGAAGCCGCCCATCGTGAGGATGTAGGGCACGCCCGATTCTTCGGCCACGGCTCCCCAGGTCTCGCGGATCACCTCGTGGATTCCGGCATCGCGATCCCGCTGGCAGCTCGATACGGCGATCAGGAAATCGATCATTTGCGCCTCGCCGCAACCCTGTCGTCGCCGGTCGGAAAATTGGGATCGAATTCTTCGATGGCGAAGCCGGCGGCTATCAAAGGCAACCGAGAATCCCGTTGAACGTCTTCGATACAATAAAAGCCGCCCTCTTTGACCAACGGCCAGAAATTGCGAAACGCTGCGCACTGATCTTCAATTTGATGGCTGCCATCGTCGATCACAATGTCGATCTTGAGCGGGAATTTTACGGGATCGGCTGCGGCTGCGTTCGCGCACAGCGTCAGAATCCGTTCTTCGGCGAACATCCGTTTCGCATCGATGTCCAAGCCGATCACCAGCACGCGCGGGAAATAGTCGCGCCACATCCGGAGACTCGCGCCGGTTTCCACGCCAATCTCGAGCAGGATTTCCGGGTCCAGGCCGGCGAAAAGCTTTTCGTAGAAAGGGGTATAGCTGTGGCCGGGTCGCAGCCCTTTGTGCGACGGGCTCTTGTCGGTTCCGTACTTATTTGCTAGCTCGGTGAGATTCATAAACGCTGGGAAAGCTGTCGCGCACGATGCGGTCCATGCCGATTCTGGCCTCGAATCCTAGCACACGCTTGGCTGGTTCCGGATCGCTGATGAGCTGCATCGCGTCACCGGGCCGTGGGTCTGTGTACTGAATGGGTACAGCGAGCAGCTTCGCGATTTCGTTCAGGCTGGTTTGTTTGCCGGTGCAGATGTCGAGTGCCAGTCCCGCGTAGCTTGAGCCGAGCGCCATGCCGAACGCGCGAGCCACGTCCTGCACATGAATCCAATCGCGCGTCTGCGTTCCGTCGCCGGTGATCTGCATTACGCCGTCCCGCTCGATAGCCAAATCCATTCCCGCCATGGCACACGGCTGATACTCCGTTCTTGATTGGCCGGGGCCGCAGATGTTCGACGGTCTGAGAGCCAGGCAGGACAGCCCGAGCGACTGGTAGTAGGCGACGGATCGCTCGACGGTTTCCTTGGTGAACTTGTACATGGTGGGTTTCGGCGAAAGGACGATGTTGGAGGAACAGACGATCACGCGCTTGAGGCCCATTTCCCGCGCCGCTTCCAACACGTTCACCGTTCCGTTTACGTTCACGTCCCATGCTTCGCGGCGGAATCTTTCGCAGGTCAGATTGCGTCCATAGGCCGCGAGATGGATGATCGCGTCGGGCCTTTCGTAGTCCAAGACATCTTGGAAATTGCCTATATTGCGCACGTCCCAGGGAACTGTGGGCTTGGCATGTCCACCACAGCGAGAATCGAGATTATCGTAATTCCAGACTTCGTGTCCGCAAGACTTTAGGTGCGCCACAACCACACGCCCGAGAAAGCCGCTTCCGCCTGTCACAAGAATTTTCATGTGTGCGCTCTTATATCACGGAATTTACGCGGGGCGCGCGCCAAAACTGCACGAACGCCCCACGTAGAGGGAAGCAACTCAGGCTGTTTGGTTGATGGCGAGCGCGGTCGGCAACGGCGGCGCGGTCGGCAGGATCGGTATGTTGACGGGTCCGCTGGTAATCGGCCCTGGCAGCGCGGCGGATGTTCCGGTTGCGGTGAGATTGAACGATGTGGCTGTGTCGGACGGATCAACCGACGCGACGACCTGTGTGCCGTCACTCGATGGCGCGAGCGTCACCAGCGGATCGTCAACGGTCCAGGTTACGGTGAGGCTGGCTCCTGCCGGCAGAGCTGCGTTGGTCGGAACGAAGGATTCAACGAAAGTTCCACTTCCACCTACGGGCACTCCTGTAATCATGGTTCTCCTTTCGTGCTTAACCTGCATGATTTGCAGTTCTTTTGGGCGGCGCCGGTGATGGTGACGGCGCTTCTTGCGCTTGCATTTCTTCTTCATGGGTTTTACCCCGCCGCAGATTACAGAACTTCTTCCCGCAAAGTCCACGTCTTTCGCTTGCCGCGCGAGCCTTTTTTGCTCCACGAATGCAGCAGGATCACGCCGCCGGCGTCCTTCCACTTCTGCGCCAGAGGCTCGGCCGCGATCTTGTCTTTTCGGTGATCGTGATGCGATCCGCTCGTCACCTGCACAAGGGCGATTTGCGGAGGATCTTTATAAAACGTAATCGTCACATTCAGATCGCTAAGATCGACGTATTTTTCTCCCGGAGATTTCGCCGCCAACAGGTCACCAAAATTGAAGGCATCCTTTGTGATCGGGAACGGCGACTTCGGCATGTGTAGGCGCTGCTCGACCCTCGCAACTATCCAGCCGCGGTCGCGAAGGTACTTTGTGCTGCGCGCGCTCGGCGTCATAGGCTTCATGTCCTTTCGCCGACGGCCGCGCGGAACTCCATTGCCGCTTCCCTGGCACGATCAAGCAGTTCCTGTTCGGCTTCAATGCGAGCGCGGCATCGCTCGGAGACTGCCTCTTCCATTTTCCGGTGGGCCCATGCCAATCTTGCCGATTCTGAGCGTGTCACGGCTCGGCCCTCACTTCCTCTGGCAGGATTATGCAAGGCAGACCCTTGCGTTTTACCACGGCCGCATATCTTCTGAGGAAATTACCGCTATCCCTTAAGTTAATCATTCCATTGCCGAAAGCGGAGTTTTCCACAAGAGGCTGTGAATTCCACAGCTTTCCTCCCCTTGCTTTCCCCTTTCCTCTCCCCTTATGATCCCCTCTCTTTTCCCCTATCATTCCTCTCCTTTCAGTACGGCGGCTACGGAGGCTGTGAATAAAACTGTGGAAATTGTGGAAAACCTCAGCGGTCCCCTTTACGTGCGCACGAATCGCACTTCATCGGCCTCCATCGCCCAGTTGTGCCACCATGCCGTATCGGTCCTCGCCGGAAGCAAGTAGACGGCAATCTTTGCATCGCGGGATTTTCGTAGCCACTTTTCGATGCCCGGCCCATACGGCGGATTGCAGTACACGCGCTCACCGGACCAATCGTAAGTCAGTCCGCTAATCGAGTTGTGATTTAGCGGGCAAGGATCCAGGGTGAAATGAAATTCGGCGTCCAGCGATGCGTATACATGCTTCGGCGTGGCCCAGTGCTCCGAAGCATTCGAGAATAAAACCTTGTTCAACTCTTGTGCCTTTCGAGCGCGAAGCCGCGCACCTTCATGCCTCAAGCCATCCCGGCCCCAACTCTTCTTCGATTAGCGGATATAGTGCTGCAGGCAGGACAGTTTTCATCCTCCGGAAGCGCGCTATCCCTTCTTCTCCGCCTCGACAATCAACCGCTTCGCCGACCAGTTCCTGCTCTTTTGCTGTGAGTCTTCGCCGAAGATGGAATCCTTTCGGCCGATCGTCAATCCATTCGCCAAGGCTCGCGTCTCCGAAGCCCTCCAGCATTTCGAACGCCGCCTCGCGCAGAACGGCACTGTTTACCAGAGCCAACGGACTTGCCACCGAGCAGTGCCAGACCGGCCCGCCGAAACCATTCTCGATTCATTCGTAGCCCGAATTGACGGTGATGATGACGCTCAGTCCGCGCCGCCAGAAATGGAACTGTGGGTGCGCTGTCTCGAAAGCAAATCGGCAATGATGCTTCAACGCAATTACGTGTTGATGGCTCATCCTTTGTGCCTTTCCAAAGAAAATCCGCGAATCTGGAACTCTCGTTTCAGTCCTTCAAGCTCTTTGGCGTTCGGCGCGACGTGGCCTTGCCGCACCAGCTTCTTCAGGATTGCCTTCAGCTCGCCGCCGATGTCGAACGTTGGCGGAAGGATCGTGGCCGTCTCACTTGCCGGATGCCAGATGTAGTAGGCGATTGGTTTGACGGACGCGCTTGCGGGACCCTGTTCCTTTGGCGCGTCCACCTCTTTCGCAGGTGCCTCATGTTTGACCGGCGAAACTTGTGCGTGTTGTTCTGCCGGATGCGTCGCCCCGGCTACTGAACTGGCCCGTACGTTAGGTCCGGGTTGATGGGCATCACCTCCCTTCGATTCGCGCATCTTGCGCTCGACGACTTCGCGCTGTGCCGGCGTGAGCTTCTGTAGCTGCTCTTGCTCGCGCTGCTCGTAGGCCGATAGGAACTTATTCTCGGGCTCGGTGGCTTCAACCGTGTAAATCCGGCCCTCCGGCGTGATCTGCTGAAACTCTCGCGCCTGCATCTCTTCGGGGATCAGCAAGCCGCCCGTCTTGGGATAGCTGGTGCGCGTCACTTGGGCCTTGGCACATTTCCCCAGCATTAGCCGCTTCATGCGGCGCACCAGCGGAGCGCGGTCGATATCCGGGTAGATTTCCTCCCACCAGACCTTCGCAATGGTCGGATGGATTGCCCCTTTCTTCCAAGCCTCGATCCGCGCCCATTCCGGAACCATGAGCTTTTTAGTCGCGCCTTCGCCCCTGTCGCGGTAGGTCACTTCGATCATCGGGCCGTATTCTACTTCCGAGAATGAGCCGAAATCGGCGTGATCCCGCGCGGCAATATGCAGCAATCCGTCGATGCCGACCACGGGCACGTACACGTAGCCGCCTTTTTTCCCATCCGATTGTTCGGCCTGCGAATCCCACCGCCGCACGAAATGAATCTCCCTGCGGAATGGGTCGAGTTCGTACCTGCGGGCCACGGCGAGGCAGAATTCCAGCTCTTTATCCGATGCTCCCTTGCAAATCGAGTTTTTCAGTATCACGATTTCGGATTGGTTGAGCAACCACGGTTTCGGGTCCGGCGCGCGCACTACGATGGCAGCGGAACGGCGCTTTGGGCTGGGACCGACCGATTTGCCCTTCCGGGACCTTGCGCCTCTCATATTGGCTGCCATCGCGTATTCCTCCTGAATGTGGGTGGGGCGCTGTCGGCATCTCAGCCGAGGGTACCTGCCCGAGAGTGCGACTGTTGCCAGTCATTAGCGGTATCGGAGTGGAGGGTCTACTCCCTTTCCCGCACATCCCGCCGCTCTGCGCGGCACAGCGCCCATCGCACTTCCACTGCAAGCCGATTGCCGCTAACCCTTGCTCGTGAACTTCACACCAGGCAAGAGCAAAGCCGCCCCTTCGTTATCCTTCATCTGCCGAGCGAAGGCTCCGACTTCCTTTTCGTCCACCATCACGAACCGAGAAAGGAATGCCGCGCGGTCCTTGTCACCATCGCGAATTGCTTTATCGTACGCAAACAGAATGGCGCTTCCGTTCGTCACTTCCGCGAAGTAGAACGTTCGATTGTTTGGCAGTCCGGCACCCTTTGGCAGATTCGGCAGCACCTTGACTTCGGGCACGTCGTTCGCCGCGAGCACGGCGTCTTCCGCAGCCCGTTGCTTCTCGCGCTCGGCAGCCGCAACCGCTTCCTTGCGAAGCCTCTCAGCCTCGCGGGCCTTGATTTCGCCAGACTTCCGCTGCGCCTCGATTTCCTTCTCGCGAGCTTTGCGATCCGCCTCAGCTTGGCGCTCACGTTCCTTCCGTTCCTCTTCGGCCTTGATAGCCGCGGCGCGCCGGTTCTCTTCGTTGATTCTCCGGGCTTCCGCTTCGGCTTTGCGCTTCTCTTCGGCGTGGTAGTTCCTCTGCCGATCTACAAGGCTCTTGAGCCACCCTTTAACGGGCGTGACGAGCTGCGACATCGCGAGCTTGCAGCGTGCAACCGTCTCTTCCGCCGGCGCCAGTTCCGGCTCGAAATGCGCTTCGACTGATCGGATGTAGCTCTCGAATTCGAGCTTGGCTTCCGCCGATCGGACGAGCGTGTCGCTGTCCACGATGGCGAGTTCCGACTTCGCCTTTAATTCGGCGAGACGCTGAGTCAGCTTATCTAGCGCCGTGTTGCTCGTTTGCTCTATTGCTTGGTTCGTCGCCATGAGTCCTCCTGAAAAGCTTCTTCGTGTAGTATCTCCATCGTCCGCGAATTCAATGGCTCTAGATTATCCCCGCGAAAAGTCCCGACGTCGGGCACGGCGCGCTCCCACCGAAGATACATGTCTCGCTGCGAGAGGGCTTGCGTGTCCGTTGCCATGACTATTTCCTCACCCTAAAGTTTGCCGCCTCTGGGCAATCCACGAAATGGGGCTGCCTTACTTCTGCGGAAGTCTTGAGCGGATCGCCCGGCTTGATGACGCTCATGGGAATCTTCTTGCCGCCGGGAGTGATCCACCACTCGATTGGCGCTTGGCAGCCGCGACACGCCGAATCGTTGTCGTATTCGTAGCCTGCGGCTTTCAGTTCATCAGAGCTTGCCGGATATTTCGGCGCTTTCAGCTCTGTTTTCGTGTCCTTCGGACTGGCGAGGAACTTTTGAGCGTCTGTGAATGCCACTTCGTAGCCTTCGCCGAATCGCCTGTAAAGTGCCGACTGCATGACCTTCGGTAAAATGTGATAGCAGCGCCCGCAGAACGAATGACTCGACTGCTTCGCTCGGCCGCACGTGCTGCACTTCGTCCCGAGAAAGTCCTCAAGCATGCTTGGCATAGTCGCTCGCCTTTCTCCGGAAGCCGCTTCCCGCAACTCGATGCGCGTGGCACGGTCGCCCGGTGACGTTCATGGTTTGGCTTTTCCATTCCGTGCGAAGTGCTGTTCCAAGATCACTTCGAGCTGCATGGTAAGCGTTCGGTGCCAATCTTTAGCGTCGGCGCGCAGCCGTTGAATCGTCGCGGACGACAGCCTGAAACTGATCGGGACTTTCTTCTGCGGATTGAACATGGGCCGACGATATCCCATTTTGTATTACGTGTCAAATACAAAATGCACGCTTGACATACATTCCTATACATGCGATTCTGCGCTCAGGAGGAACACCCGCCCATGACCACCGCAGAGCGCATCAGCCCGTTGCAGCGTCCGCAGACCGCCGAAGAACGCATGTCGCGAGCCTTGGCCGTGCGCGGCTACACCGCACCGCCAGATTGCCCGGTCTGCCGATCGAATGAGCACGTCATGCCTATTAGCGTCGTGATGGTTGCCGGAACTTGGCATTGCGACGCCTGCTTTAAGACGTTCTCGGATCAGGGGAGCATATGAGCATGAGCGAGCGAAATTTCTATCGAGTCGTCACAGATGAGGAACCCTGCAAAAGCTGCCACGCGGGACAGACGTGGACCGTAGAGTGGATTGAGAACGGAGAGCCTATCACGATTGGCGAATCTTTCGGCGACGAAGACGAAGCGCAATCACGCTGCGACGATATGAACCTAGCATTCGATGTTGGCCGCACCGCCCACGACCAACTTAGGCGCGAAATAATACAGGAGCAGGACGAGCATCTACGGCTGTGCGTATGGTGCAGCGAAGCTACGAAACGTCTGGAACGAGAACGCGACGCGCTGCGAGAGGCGCTGGGACATATCCGGGAAATCACGCGATCTGGATACCTCACAGAAAGGGATTTGCAAACTATATTCAGTATTGCCGATGCCGCTCTGGCCGATCCTGTCGCCCGCAAACAGGGAGAGCAGGAGCGCACATGAGCCGCGTGGGAGCATTTGCCGTTTGGTATTACCACATCATCGTCCGCGGACCATTCGCCACGAAAGAGCGAGCGCGGAAGGCTATGGCGAAGGTCAAGAAAGATTCAAGCTGCGTTCACGAACGTTTGCGAGTGGGAAAATACGACAAGGCAGCGGACGCACAAGACCCGCAGGGGCATTGGACGCACCCGAGCGTTCTGTTGCTTCGCCGTCCTCAGGGAGAGCAGGAGCGGGGATGAGCGCGACTGCGGACTACAGCTTCACTTTCGACAAGGCCAAGAACACGTGGGTATGTTCCGTTCATGGCGAGACCGACTCGACCGCGTGGATTCCGTGCTGGAATGGCTGCCAAGACGGCTACATCGATGCGTACGAAGATGATCCGATCAACAACGATGAAGGGGATTTGGAACCTTGCCCGGAGTGCCACGCTCTAGGCGGCTGGACGGTATGCGGCATGTGCAACATCCGTAACCCGGATGCAGAGTTTTGAGCCCCGCAGGCAGATGTAGCGAAAGGGAGGATCAGCGATGGCAGACGAAACGAAAGAGCATCTATGGACGAAATCGCCCGACTGGACGTGTCCAAATCCTGAATGCCAATGCGTCAATTTCGCGATCCGCGAGAGATGCCGTTGCTGCGGATACGATTCTAATTGCGGCGAGTTCCCGTGGTACAACCCAATGCCGCCATACGACGGCCTGCCGAAGATCGGCTAGGTCCGTCGCCTGCCAATCCAGCGGGTGCTATTTCAAAGGGGGAGGATGCAGTGCGAGTTCGATTTCAAAAAGTCGAGGTTATAGCGCGAAAGACATGGAAGGACGCAAACGGGAAGCGCCATCAAGAAACGCGCCGATTCTGGCAGACCCTGAGTCCGTTCAATACCGATGCGGACGGTAACCCCAAAAGTCGCGAGCAAGTGATGCGTGAAATCATGCAGGAACGCAAGGAATGGCTCGCTGGATTTCGCGAACAGGCAGAAACTTACGAAACGCGAGGCTAACTTTGAAGTCTAAGCAGCGAGGACCTGATGTCCACTAAGCCGAAACGCGAGCCGCGTCCGTCGCCACGGCGTCCGAAGAAATGCCCGAGCTGCATGAAACATCGCGAATGGGCAAAGAAGCAATACGCTCGGATTGAGGAACTCACCAGCGAGTGCGCAAAGATAACGAACTATTACAAAATCCGCACTCAGGAACGCGACGCCTGGCAAGAAGAGGCCGAAAGAATTCAGGCCGAGCGCGACCGCCACGCATCCGAGAAGAAAACGCTGCTGTCGGAAACGCTGACGCTGAAAGAGGAGAATCGGAAACTCACTGCCGAGCGCGATCAATTGCACAGAAGCGAGTGTTACCAAAACATGATGCGCGACAATCTCCGCTCCGAGCGCGACGGAGCCATCGAGCAGGCGGATCAGTTTAGGCGGGAATTGAGCGAACTACGGACAAAGTACAAAGAATCCGTCGCCAAGCTGGAAGTCGATGTGCTAGCGATCCGCAAATCGCGGGATGAGGCGGCGCGGAAAATCGAAGCACTGGTGATTGGATATAATCTGCCGGTTCCGTTGGCGTGAATCTCGCGGAAGTGATCCGGCGCAAGTGGGGAAAGGTGAGCGAATGAAAAGCAAGAAGAAGCGCAGTGTACCGACGAAAGTAGGCCATGAGCGATGCATGCGCTTTGATAAGTGGGTATTTTACCACCAGGACTACGGGACTCACGTTCACGATGCGAAGATATCTCCGTCCCGGCGAACCAAGGAGCATCAGGCATGAGCGAGCAAGCTGAAAGTGGGATGGCGATGGCGAAGCGGTGGCGCTTGCTTGGAAAGCCGAAAGATCAGGGGCTTCCGACTGGCGACGCAATGCGATCAACATATTGTAGCTGCGCCGCCGAACTCGAACGCTTCCTGGCGGGGTTGAAGGGAGAACTCGAAATCCTGTCGGCTCTGATTGGCACCACTAACCTAGCCAACATTGGAGCGCTGGACGGATTGCGTGCGCGGATCGGCGACGCCCAATCTGCGGGAAAGGAAACATGAAGCGCTGCGGAAAACACAACGTGAAACTGGTCCGCGCGAAGCCGATGCCGAATTCCGTAGAAACGTATTGTTGTCCGAAATGTGAGAGCGAACGTCTCGGGTGTGAATGCCCAGAAACGAACTTCATGGACGGCAAAGGGCACGAGGCTTGGTGTCCTTTGGCATCGGTTCAATCTGCGGGGAAGGAAGGTGTCTGAGATGAGCGAGTATGGAATCAGCAAATCACAGGACAAGAGGTTGAGAGCGCAGGGTAAGCCTGAGCCAGCTCCGCCCACTGAGGCCAAGGGGACGACGCTTACGATGGAAGATTTGATGGCGCATGAACCGATCAGTTTCGCGAGCGGCGAAGGAATGACATCAGTAGCCTGTAAGTGTGGACAGGTGTTCCAGGCCAAGTGGGGGTATTACAAAGAGCCTGCCGTACAGCAACGAGAGCATCGCGTGACGGAGTTAAACAGGGTTCTCGCCGACCTAACCGCCCGCATCGAGCATGACTCAGCGAACGAGATGTTACGAATGGTTGTGGGCAGCTTACAAGACTATCCGAATCACGGTGGAGATATTAGGGTGATGAAAGAAGTTGACCGCATCGAGCGAGAGGCGCGGCAGAAAACGTGGGAAGACGCATCCTGCGAACTATGCCGCGTATTCGGTTGGCCTATCAACGACGATAAAAATCGTACGACTGCTGCGCCGCGCGACGACGAAAGGAAGGATTGAGCATGTGCAGAAATCGTCGTAAGTCTGATCGGTGCAAACATTGCGGCAATTTCCGTGGCGGATGTCGATGGTGCAGATTGTGAGCCGGCATCGCACGGCAATGAAAGGAAGGATTGAACCATGAGTGACCACATCAAATGTGGACATACCAAAAATCTGACGGTCTTTGTGCATCGCGGACCTGAGCATCCGTGGAACGCCAGATGTGGACCAGAATGCCAAGCAGGACCAATATGCGTCGGATGTTTGGAATCGCGAATCACCGATCTGCAATCGCAGCTCGCCGCAGAGCGTGCCAAGCGGGGAGAACTGATTGAGCGCGCAGCGCAAGTAATCGACAACGAAATCGCGCTGCGTGAAAACGAGCATCTCGGCTACGACCATCTTCGGCCTATCGATGAACTCGCCGAGGACATCCGCGCCCTCGCGGACCCCTCCGCCAGCGCGGCCGGCCCTGTCGAGGATCAGTGCCCGCACGGCTACGTCTGGGGAGATTGCGCGAAATGTCCTCCTGCTGCACTGTCGCTGCAAGAACTGGTCGAAGAGGCTGGGATAGCGTTGGCTGAGGCCGAGATTGATTGTGGCAAAAAGCATTCGCAAGCGTTTGCTGCGCTGTCAAAGATTCGCGACAGCATCGCCGGAACGAATGCGGCGGTGCGGAGTCGGGCACTGGAAGAAGCAGCACAATTCGTTCACTGCGGACACGAAGGACCGGAATTCAATACTTTGCGCCTTGGCATAGCGGCGGGAATCTCGCGCTTGCCGCCCTCAGGGGAAATGGAGCGGATGCTGCGAGCAAAGCTCAGCGACCTGGCAACCGAGATGGAGAAACACAGCAACGATCACATTCACGATGCTGACGCCTACAACAGAGTTGGGGTCGCCGTAGAGGGAGTGTGCGCCGATAGAATTAAAGCCATACTCGCGGCCCTCCCCGAGGCCAAGCAGGGAGACTCGCGTGAGTGACGGAGGAACTTTTGTGCTGGCGTTTCTGCTGCTGATCGTGCTGTGCGATACTCAATGGTGGACGATGTCCGACGAGAAGGAGATGACAACTTATGAACGTGACTTTCAGAACCGAGCAAGGTCCGATCCAGAACACATGGAGCAGCTATGCAATTGTGCCAGTCGTTGGTGACCATCTCACTTCGATCCCAGGTCAACTAGGGCCGTGGCTGGTTACCAAGCGAGAGTTCAAAAGTTCGCTGGACGGCCGATACGTTTCCCTAACAGTGAAGGCGTGATGTCTCATGTAGTGTCCAAGAACTCGCCGGGGAATCCCCTGCTTAGGATTTTCTTCTAGGCCGCTTCGAGGTATTCCACTTCAAATTCTTGCGGCAGCCGATGGAACAGCGGGAAGAACGCGAGCTCGCTGCCCATCACTTCGTCGGTGCCGCGCTCCATGCCCACCAGCGTACAGCCTTCGGTGTCTTCCGGGAAGTTTCCTATGTGGATCTCGATTTCCGTGAAGCCGGGAACGTTCGCGAGCAGCGGAACGCGGAACGGGTAGCCGCGGAGCGCCGTCCACTTCGGGCTCACTTCAAGCGTAGCGGCGTAGGTTCCGGCGGGGATGCGGCGCACGGGTTCAAGCGTGTAGCAGAAGAACACGCCATCGATCGATAGCTTGCCGCTGGTGCTCTTGGCCGTAGGGGCATCGCGCTGGATGGTGAGCTTCATGGCAGGAAACTCCGCGCGATGTGCGATGCTAGCGGGAAGGGAATCTTCGCGATCATGGACGAGGCGGCTTTACGTTTTGGTGATTTCGATCCGTATAGCCGCGATATCGAAGGCTCCTTGTTGTTGAACCAGTCGCCGCCCTGTTTCGTTCCATTCTCCGATGGATTCGTCCAATGATTCATTGGTGAGTGCGGAATGCCTTTCTCGCAGTGGAAATTCGACGAACCATCTGAACGATGCGTGATCCCAGGTTTCATGATGCCGCGTTTCATCGTAATCGGCATCAGTGCCGGCACGTCGCCCCAAAGATAGAAGCTCCCGAAGTTCCATGCGGCAGGCCCGACCCACGGCAGCGCCCCGCGGACATTCTCGACGATCACCGGCACGCCAGCATCGTGGGCCAGTTTGAAGCATGCGTAGAACAGGCATATGAACGTCGAGGGCGGCTTCGAGTTCAGGGCCTTCGCGCGGCTCCAAGGCATCGCGCGATAGCTCGGTTCTGTGCAGGGCGGCGAAGCGACGATCACACGGGGATTGAGCGCGCGAATCTCCGCCGCAGTGATGTCGAGTACGTCCTTGAGGATCAGCGTGCCCGGATACTTCTGGTCTCCATACTCGTGCCTCTCAATGTCGTAGCCGATCACGTCCCAGTCCTCGGCGAGAAAACCTTCCGCCCATCCGCCCAAACCGCAAAAGAGGTCGAGCGCTCGCGGCTTCACTTGCCGCGCTCGAACTTCGAGAGTTCATCGATCTTGCCGTTGGTGTCGCGCGCTTCCGTCTTGAGGTCGTTTACTTCTTCTCGCAAATCGTTCACCGATTGTACGAGTGATCCGTTCTGCGAGATGATCTCCGAATCCACGTCGGTTCGCGTCATGGTCGCGTGATGGTCAAGTGCCAGAGAGATGTATCCGGGCGCGCCGCCGAGAATGATGCCGATGGCGGTGATCGCGACGAATTTCCAAATCCCGTTCACTACGTCCGGACCTTTTTCCGTCACGGCGCCGGGGATGGGGTCGCCTGCTCCTGCGAGATGAGGGTTTGCGCGAGTGCGAGATAATCCGCGGCAGTCAATTGCTTGTGGTGAATCTTCGAGATCAACCCTGCGATGGCTTGCTGCACTGGCGGTTCAATCGTCTCGAAGAGCTGAATCATCGCGAGGATTTCGGCTGGGCTCATCGGCTTTCCTTTGCGATCTTCAGCACCTTGCGCTTCAGTCGACGCGCGTAGCAATAGATTGCGCCACTCTCTTCTGGCGGCCAAATCATTTCTTGCCGCGTGAAGAGCCAGTCACGCACCGATTTGTAAGCTGCAATCGCCCCAAGCAGGTCTTCCATGTCAGAGCCCGTACGCCGGAACGCCGACGCGATGCGCGAGCGCCACAAGGTCGTGATGCGACGGCGGATCGGCGGCGATCTGCGGCTGCGGGTGCGTGGCGAGTTGGTAGATCGTGAGAGCCCCGTTCACCGCGAGAATGGCTGCGGTTGCCCACAGTTCCACTTTGGCTTGCGATGCCGGGCTCAGGATGCGAAGCTGCGCGAGCTCGGCTGGACTGGTGAGCCCCGCCGCGAATACGTTGAAGCACGCGCCGAACGTCGCCACATTGCCGTTCGTTCCGCCAGCCGTGATGCAGGAAGCGAGCTGCGTGTCGAGCGTCTGGCCCGTCGCGAGCCACTGAGAGGCAATCGGCTGATCGGCGGCCGGCAGAGCCGGGACATCGGCCTGCACGATATTCAGGATTCCCGCGATGACGACTTGGAACTTCGTCGCGGTCGTGTATGCCGATTGGCTGCAGCCTACGCAAGAAAGCGCGAGCAGGACGGGTACGGCGAGAAATCGCAGGAGCCAAGGTTTTTTTGGCGACGGTCTGTCGTGATCGGGGCAATATGCTGGTATGTCACCGGGGCCGCTCGCCGCGCATCCGCACGGATATTTGCGCGTCGTGAACAATCCGAAGTCTGATTGCAAATTCAACATGCTTGGCATCATGGGCGCTTCCTTTT